TCTGATCGTGCTGAAATTGCCATAAACCAAGTCACAAAATCTATTGATTCATTAGGTGATCAACTGCGCTCTACGCTAGCCTCTATGGTAGCTATTTCTTGTGATAAATCTTGGACTTATGAAGACGTGATGCTCACTGTTTCACGTATTTTGTCTATTTTATCTGGTCTTGTCGCTATTTACCTCGCTGATTCCTGGCCTGTTCGTCTTGCTATTGGAGTCTCCCTTGTTACCGCTACTGTTCCTATGGTCTCTGAAGCCACACATGCTATTGCTGCCAATCTTTGCTCTAGCATCGTTAAGTATTTTGCTCGATCTCTTGACTCTGAATCAAATGATCCTATGCGCACTTTAAGCAATGATCATGATGAAAAAGAGGCCTCTCGCATTGAAGCTGAGAGCATTTTCGGTGCCTTTTGGCACATGCTCTCTTCCTCCCTCTTTAAGCAAACTCCTGATCAGCAAAAGAAGACCATTGCTCGCTCACACTTTATCGAGTCTTATAACCGCTTATATAAAAGCTCCACTAGTCTTATTTCTGGAGCTTGTTCTTTGTTCCAAAGCTTTTTTGACTCAGTCTATGTTTATTTTGCTGGCTTACCTTTGTCCTTATCATCCGATCTTAAGTCTGGAATTTTGCTCTTAAAGTCCATGATTACTGATCTTGATGCCAAGGAAGCCAAGGCCCATCTCTCTGATGTCGACGTCCAACGTGCTATTTCCGAAGTATGGAATCTTGCTGAAGACATTGAATCTCAGCTTATCCAGAAAGGAATCGAACACAGTTCTCCTTCTGCCATTGGCAAGCTCCTTAATCGCGCTGCTGAGTACAACAACGATTGTGATAACTACCTACACTCTGGTCGTGATCGTGTTCCACCTGTTTCCATTTACATCTATGGAAAGGCTGGTACCAATAAATCTGATTACGCTCGCTGCTGCTTCGCTTGGCTTGCCAAAAAGAAAGGAATTCAAGAAGTCCAACAAGCTTTTCACTCTCGTACTGGAATCGAATTCTGGGATGGTTGGAATTACCAACCTGGCCTGCTCTATGATGATGCTTTCCAACGTGACAATGTTAAAGACAAGTCTCAAGCTGCTGGAGAAATGATCAACGTCCGTAATGGGACGCCCTTTCTTCTTAACTACTCCAGTGTCGCAGATAAAGGCAAAAAATATATGGCTTGTGACCTACTCATCGCCACATCCAATCTTGACCTTCGACCTCTTAACGTCGCCAAACAACTTGGTATCGTATCTAGTCGCGCCATCCAAAGACGATTTGATTTCTTCCTGGAAGTTCAATCCGGAGCTGGTCAGAATTTTACTGATCTTGAGACTTATCGTATACATGTTTACAAGTTTTCCTATGAAACTTTTAGGCATGAGCTTGTGCGGAACCTTGCTAGAGACGATCGAACCTTTAACGGGAAGGAATTTATCACCGATTTTCTTGACGTTGCACTCGACACTAATCGCGCTGGCAATATCCAAGCCACAGTTACCCTCGCAAGGACCCTTACTGATGATCAGGCTTTTATGTCTGTGTTTGGTAAGATACCCAAAACTCTTGCGCCAAATCCTTTCTCGGTGGAGGCTCAAAAGCCTGAAACAGAGGTTAAACTGGTGGATCAATTTGAGGAAATTAAGCTTCACACACAGTCCTTGTGGTCAAAGATTTTCCCCGGTACACATCCCACGCCTGAGCCCGAATCAGACGAGGAGGATGATGAAGCCCAGTCGACCACCCCCTCAGGTTTTGAAATCAGTGGCCCGGAGATCTTGGATCAGGCGCTTACAGAATCAACAATGAGTGTCACATCTGATGTCGCTCAACAAATTGAAATTGATCGAACCCGCCGGTTTTACAAAGCTGAATTCAATTCTCTCCACCATCAAAGAGAGGACCAAAAGGAAGTCGTTGACTCAGTCCGACGTGCCGTTACATCCGTAAAACCATGGTGGGCCTATTTCACATTTGGACTTGGATTACCAGCCTCTACTCTTGCCCTCGAGTCTTCGTATTATCAAATGCATACAATTTATTTTGAAGACGAGTGTGCAATCACGCGTATGTGGGACGCGTTTATCAATCTCCCACCTGCCGGTAAGACCGCTCAGATTATGTCTGTTGCGCTCGGTCTACTTGTTGCAGGAAGTGCCGCTTATGGTGCTTACAAACTTTACAAGCGCTCTCGCAAAGAACCCGAGACTTCAGAAACTGAATCAGAAAGCATGACCGCTATGTTCTTATCAACATACGGTATCAACGATGCTCCTGGTATCAAACACCAAGCCCTTGTTCCTGTTAAAGACGACCTTCATTTCGTAGATTTATCTGCTATGAAAACGCAAGGCCAAGATTTGAATGCCTCTGCTGTCATCGAAAAGATCCATGACAACCAAGCACATATCGTCGTCCACATGGTCAAAGGCGCTTCTGGCTCTCAACGTGTTTTGTTCTTGCGTAGTGACACATTCGCTACTCCAGCCCATATGTTGGAACCTTTAACTAGTTCTCAATGTGTCAAAATTCGAATCCACAACCACAACTTTTCTGTTGAGTTTACTCCAGATCAGTTGTCTGTTTGTGCTTCCCTAAAACACGACATCGCATTCTTCACAATCACTGATGTAAAACTACTCGGTCAGATTCTCAAAGTGAAGGATATAAGAAAGAATTTCCCAACGGAAGAAGACCTCGGTAGCGGTCTAACAGTCGGTGCTACCCTGGTGGTCTTGTCCAAAGACAACAAGCAAGAAAGTTTGCAAGTTGATTCTGTTCAGTACAAGTTCCGCCCGACTTATATCCACAATACTACAAAAGAGATGATGATGATCGAACGTGGTTTATTCTTGCATCTTGGAACAGATGATGGAATGTGTGGTTCAGTCCTCGTCCTTCGTAACCCACACCAACCTAAGAAATTAGTTGGTATGCTTGTTTGCGGCGACGGTAAGAGACGTTCCATGTGTAACATCATTACTAGTGACATGATTGACCAGTACTTTACCAAGTTGGAAGAAAAGCAAAAAGAAGAAGCTACTCCTTTAGCGACTCAAATGCTTAACTCATCCTCTTGGATTCCTGCCAATTGTGAACTTTATCGCACTCTCTCTACCAAGTTGACACCTCGTCTACAGGAGGAGTCTGCGATTGTTCCAAATCACGATTTCGTTGGTGTCCTGTCCCAGCCCAATACCAAACCTGCCATGCTCAAGAAGACAGGTGAGATTTCTCCTCTTAAGAACTCACTTGCTCACGAGACTCTGCCAGATGTTGAGTGTCCTCGTCCTGATATACTCAAGTCTGTTGTAGAACATCTTGGTCAGAATAAGACGCCGTTTGGTCCTGTTCGTCCACTCACCCTTTTGGAGGCTATTAATGCTCCACAAGGCCTTGAATATATCAAGGGTTTGGATAGAACAAAATCCGCTGGGTGGCCACACAACACAATCGAAGAAGAGAAAGGAAAACGCGCGTTTCTCCAAACCGCTAGAGAATTTCTCTCATCTCTTGACTTGCGAAGAAAGCTATCTGGACCACAGCTCAAGCAAAATGCCTATTTCGATCTTAAATTCGAACGTACTATGGGCATTTCCACGATTGACTGGTGCGCGGAAGTTGCTGCGACTATTGTTGCGAACAAGTGGGAAACTACTCATCCTGAGTGGTTTTACCCAACCCCATCATTGATCTTGCTTGTCCGGTCCTTTATTGCCTCCCTGGCCTATCCCGAGTCCAATGCTCACTTTATTGCTGCTTGCCGTTTTCTTAAAGACGAGCGACGCCCTATAGCAAAAGCTGATGCTGGAAACACTCGTGCTGTGGCCTCTCTGCCTATCGAGCATCTTTGTGTTGCTCGCATGTTCTTTAGTGACTACGTTAATGCTATTGAAGCTGATCCAACCAATGGCATCAATGCCCTTGGAATCAATCCACATTCACATGAGTGGAAACTTCTCTGGCAACGTCTCGCTAGCATGGACCTAAACGCAGACCCTGTTGCAATCGCTACTGATTGCACGAAATTCGATCGTTCTCAAACGAGTGCTGGTGGCAAAGCCGTCGCTGAGTATATGGAGTTCTTCTACAAAAACTTCAATCCAAAAGACGGTATTTATCTTCGTGACCACATGTGTCGTCTCGTTGTGCGTGTTCCTGAAGCGAAACGCATACGACTCGGCCTACACGCTACTGGTCGCACCCCTTACCTCGTTGTTGGAAACATCATCCTAAAGGTGGCCAACGGAAAGAATTGTTCCGGTTGGTTCCTTACAGAAGTTGTTAACTCTGTTTACATTGCCATTGCTGAACGCTATGCTCTGGCGAAAGAACAAGAACATCGATTCGGCTACTACAATCTCGCCGAACTAGAAAATGAGATTGAAGACTCTACCTTTGGTGATGACGATGTTATGACATTGTCCAGCTTGCTTGCTGAGTGGTTCTCTACTGGTGCTTTTATTACGCACATTAAGGACCTTGGTCTCACAGCAACTGATTTCCAGAAACACGAGCTCAAGTACGAAAACGGAAAGACGCTCGTTAAACTCAGTGGAGAGTGGGTTCCTTTTAAGGAATACCGCCT